AGTTGTGTCGTCACCCATATAATCAACTAGTCTCACGTAACCCTTGTCCAGTACGTTTATCTTCATATCCCCATCAAACCGCCTTTCCTTGGATCAATCCGCCTTTTTATGCTTTGATCAAATACCAGAATCGCAACGTCGTTCACTGGTCTGTTCAACTCTTCGGAAATTTTTTCGATACTCAAATCCGAACGCCACAACTCACGAAAGCGTTCAACCTCTTTTTCGTCCCATATAAAATTGATTTCCCCTTCACCAAGGGCGATATATATTGAGTTACGTCGCTTCGTCATGTATGCTTTTTCTATGCCGAGAATGGTTTTTGCTTCACTTCCTAGCATGTACGAAAATTTTTTCCCTAGTGCTTTACTCAAGTCGAGTCACCACCGATCATTTTCATACCATCAGCTAACGAATAAATTGTTTCGCGAATATCCTGTGGCAAGGCACGTAACTCGTTTTCCCGTTTGCTTTGCGTTTCCCATGCCATTCTAAACTGCGCCCGCAATGTGTCAGGATTCTCGTTCAAGCAAAGTTCTCGCCATGTGAATCGCCTTGCCATTTCTGCCACGTCATCAGGAAGCGAGTTCAACGCTTCTTCTTCGCGATAGAAACCGTATTTGCGAACTGCTTGTACAATTAATTCCCAAGCTTCAATCGCATCCATTTTTCGCGGTCGCGTCAAATCAACGGCGGCTTCTCGAATTTCGGATACCGTCGGAAAAAATTTCGAAGTTGAAAGGACTTTGATCAAAGCTTTCTCAGCCACTTCATACGGAATGTCAGCTAGCGCTTTTTCCCATAATACCGCTGTTGGTTTCATATCTCGTTCTTGCATGTTAGGGAAATTTGCTGTCGCTATGCCTAACAAGTTGATGATTTCTTTCTTGTTCATCCTTCCTCAGCCCATTCTTGCAAACTTTGAAATGCTCGCGGAATATGTTTTTCGCGATTGATCGAAACGACTTTTTCCCTCTGAGCTTTGACATTCATAACCAATTGATCGAATTTTTCCCGCAGTTTTCCTGTTGACAAAATGTTTCGTTTCCAAAAAGAATCTTGCTGACACCAATCGATCAAAAAAGAAATTTGTTCTTCGGTTCTGTTATCCCGTTCCATCATCAAGCGGATATCATCCGCCCATTTTTGCAAATTTGGCTTTTTGTGGTCAGGATTGTTTTCGAGAATCCTTTCGTAAAGTCTTAAAGCAAGTTTGAAGTGGACACTGTCTTCGTCGTAAACTTGTTTACGACTAGTATTTATATTTCCTTTATTTTCTTTTACTTTACTTTCCTTTACTTTACTTTCTTTTTCTTTGCCATTTTTTGCTATAGCATTGCTATCATTTTGCTTTTCTTTTGCTATAGCATTGCTATCATTTTGCTTTTCTTCCCAGCGTTTCTCGGCTCCTTTTTTACCAGCTTCAACTTTCTTTTTTCTCTTTTCTTCTTTGATTTCCATCCTTCTGATTAAAGAATTTGATTGTATGAACCCATCGACTTCAATTAACAAACCTATTTCCAAGCAATAGTCAATCACTTCGTTTACTATAGCTTCGCCATTGGCAAAGCTATAGCTAAGTAATTCTTTATCTTCGGCTTTCCATCGATAACCATCTTGTTCGCGTAATGTTTCAATAACAGCCCAATAAATCCCGTATCCTTCCCAACCAAATTTCGCTCTCAATTTCAATATCTTCGGGTCTTTATGTGCATTACTATCATGCGAAAAATAAATGGTTTCCTTCACGGTCATTCCCCCTAGCTATTCTCATACTCTTTCATCATTGTTTTGAGTTGAATTTTAAGCGCATTAATTATCTCCTGTGTTGAAATAAATGCATTCTTCCACCGAATCATTTCCGCTTCCCGATCTGCTTCAATTTCTCTATATTTGTAACTTTCGACTTCCGCCGATCCTTCTTTCTCCTTTCCGGTGCCTTCGTAAGTGAGTAACGCTTCTCCCCATTTCCTCTTTCGTTCCGCATAGGCACGTTTGAATTCTCTTGTACTGTCTGAATATAACTTTCCGATAACTTGCAAGACTTGAGCATATAAATAAATTTTCTTAGATAATTCGGCAGGAAGTTCTTCACTCAAGTGATCAATTTCGTGATATAATTTTTTTAGTTTTTCCATCCCATTCATCCTTAAAATAATTATCCCCGTATAATTTTTTGAAGCGTTCTTGCCAATACCTCAACAACTCATAGTCGTTGTGAATCTTGACATGGCAGTCGTTACAGACTACCATGCCGTTGGTGAAAACACCCCTTCCCCCTTGTGAACGAAGATAAATGTGATGAATGTGTTCTCCTTTACTTCCGCATTGACGACACTTTCCTTCGTCACGTTCGAATATCAATTGCCGTGTGAATCTGTCGAATTTACCCCTGTTTACTCGCTTTGGTACTCTGCGCCTGTGGTGTGGTTTCGGTACGGGAACAGGCATTTAATCATCCTTTCTCATCAAAATCGGTTACGTTATCTGTGAAAGTTTCTTCAACATCTTCATCTTCTATCGATCTGCAATCAGGACAAAAAGAAACTCCGCAACATGGACAACGTTCCAAAAAAGTATGACAAATTGGACAGGTACCCACTTTCTCACTCCCTAAAACGGCAATTGTGAATCGTCAATGTCATCAACGTCTATTTTTCCTCCATCACCAACGAAAGGATCACCGTAATAAAGCTTTTTTGATATATCTTTTCCGTTTGGTTTTTGACTGTTTTTCGTATCAAGGAATTTAACTTGGTTTGCTATGATGTTAGTGAACGATCTCCTTTGACCGTCTTTCTCGTATGTGTCAACCTGAACAGAACCGTTCACCGCAACTAACGATCCTTTGTCACAATAATTCGCTGTGTTTTCGGCGACTTTTTTAAAGCATTTAACCCTAATAAAATCAGTCTTTTCTCTATCGAATTGCCTATCAATAGCCAATGTAAATGTGCATATTGCCACACCATTTTTTGAGAACGACAGCTCTGGTTGAGCCGTCATTCTTCCGATTCCGACAAAAATATTCATGCTAAGCTCCCTTCTGATCTAATTGATCTACCCATTTATTCAATTTCTGTATGATTTCATTCGCTTGTTGTGAGGTTAATTTCGTTATGTCGTTAATTTTCAATGCTTCATACACTTCTTCGTCTTGTTTTTGTTTTGCAATGGCTATTTTTTTGACCAATGTTTTGATCAAACCAAGTTGTTTCGGTGACAGTAATTTAGGTTGCGGTTCTTCGTTATTTCGTTCGTCAACGCCGCTGTCAGCCTCAGGATCGTCCCCTGTAGGTATCATGAAGGATTTCATTAGAGCGTATTTTTGCGCGCCTGTAATAGCCTTGTAGACAGCCTTATCGCCAGCGTCTTGCCCTTCGCCAATGCTATGGATGACAAGTTGTTCGCCAGTGTCGCCGTCTATAAATGTAAATTTCACCTTGACTGTCGCAATGTATTCTGTATTTCCTTTTCTGTTTATATGTTCTCTTGTCGAGTGTTCGACAATATCGGGAAGCATAATAACGTTTTGGTCTGCTAATACTTCTCGCACCTTTTCAGCGACGTCCGATTCTGTAGCGTATTTATAGCGATTGAATTCGTTATATCCTTTTTTCTCAATGTATTTGACTTGCTTCATGACCTCGACTAGCTTGCTAATCAAATTCTTGTTCTCACTCATGTCCTCCCTCCTTCGATTCCTCTAATCGTTCGAGAAAATAAATCGCTTCATCGTACTCTTGCAATCTATCTTTCATCAGTTCAGTTCGATTTTTCTTGAAATCAATTTGTTCACGATACTTTTGAATATCGTGCCTAATCATTTCAATTTCCTGTTCCAAGTGCTTTCGGTCTTTTTTCAACTGATCAATCGGTCTTTCGATCACGATTGATCAACTCCATGTATCTTTGGTATTGACTGACTTTTGTGAAACAGAATTTAGGTTCGCCTTTTGAGGGTAAAAAAATCGTCCCCCCTGCTTCCGACAACGCCATTTGAGCAGTTTTGCTTTCTTGAAATGGTATGGTTATCATTGTTCGTCCTCCTATTGTTTTTTTAGGAGCCGTCGAATATAATAAAGGTGAGCTATTTTCGACGACTCATTTTTATACGCTAACGCTTAGAGATGGGAGTATGTCACGGGCTACTGGCAGGTAGTCCTTTTTTTATTTGAATTCATCTGGATATCCATAGCGAACATCCGTATTTCTCGTTAGACAACGAATGCTACAATAAACATCACCGTCAAGCTCGAACACTTCCTCATCGTTCACAATGTCTCCGCATCCGTCGCAAAAATACGTTTCTGTGTCATCATTTAGATAATGTAATGGGTATCCGTACTTTTCGATTTGTGTTATGACAGGATGATCCACGTTTATTCCTCCTCCCTTCAAT